AATTGAACCCATCGCCTTGAGAGCGTTGATGTCGTTGTCAGCGGTCGCAACACGAAGTTCCGTGTCGAGGAGGCGCTTGGCAGTGAACATCAAAGCCGGGGGAACGATGAGCTTACCGGGCTTCGCTGCGATCAAGAGACCACGCTCGTCCGTCCAACCAGCGATCTGAATGACAGCCGCTTCCAACGAAGTCTCGTTGAGGTCAGAAGCCGTCAGACGGTTGCTGTTGGTGCCGCCAGAGACAAGCGGGTGATCCGCCGCGAACAGAGCCTTGCCGTCGCCACCAACGTAGCTGGCCGAAAAGCCATTGTTCAGGACAGAAGCCGCCTTGACCTGCTTCGTGTACGCCATCGCTCGGGCGAGCGCCTTGGTGTATCGCTTGGACAGCGAATCGTACAGGTTGTCTTCAACCGCCTCTTCCGTGATGGAGAAGCCGAGAGCAATGGTCTCGTGGTTGTAGCGAGCAGTCCATGCTTCCTGCGCGTTGTCATACGCAATCGCAGCACCTTCGGCCTTCACCGGAGCGGCGCTGAAACCAGAAAGCTTGGTCTCTTCTTCGAAGGAACGCTCGGAGGTCTCAGTCTCGTAGATCTCCTTGTGCTCTTCGCCATAGGTCTTGTACTCAAGGCCGAACAGGGCGTTCAAACCCGGCAGGAGTTCCTTAAGTAATTGTGCGCGTGAAATAGCCATGTCTTAGAACTCCCCTATTAAATACCAGTCGGGTTGTTGTAAGAGTGACCACCCTCAATCACACCCGAGTTCACGTACGAAGCGTTGAACTTGACGATAACTTCGGGGTAATAGATGGTGCCACTCGACACGAAGGCCGTGTCTTCAACAACGTCAACAATACGCATCGGCAGCGACAGCGTGGTGCTGGCTGACGACACGAGAAGGCCCTGCTGCGAATCACCAGTCGTGGTGTTCAGCGTATTGGCCACGAGAGCCACGTTGTTGCCAACGTTCGAATACGTGAAGCCACCCGTGGTGGAAACAACAAGCGAAGCCGTCACGCCAACAGCCTTGAACAGGGTGTCCGGATCATCGGCCACGTACGCAACAATATACGTACCAGCTTTGACCGAAGTGCCCGAAGTCCACTGCTGCGAGTAGGTCGGCTGACCCGTCACAGAGGACACAAACGTGCAGCCCAAGAACACACCAGCAAAGCCGGTGACAGGGGCCAACGAAGTGGCGGTCGTTACTTCAACGGTGCCGTCCGATGCGAACTGCAGCGGGTCACCGAATCCGATGCTACCAGCACCAGAAGCGATACGACGCTGACGGGTCGAACCGGCAAACACCTGCCCACCGATCAGATTGATCGGCTTCAAGCCATACGGCTTGTCAACGGTAGGATAAGCCATTTGTTACTCCAAAAATAAAATTATTTACCTTTACCAAACGTCGTGCTGGACTTGCGTTCTTTGAACAGCGGCATCCGCTCGTCGTTCAGCCTCATGAAGTTGTTGTCTACTGACTGCAACTGAGCTTGTGCTTGATTGGCGTAATAATCATCACGCTGCTTCATAAGCTCTTCCGGTGCCTTACATAGCAACAACCCGCCAATCTCAATGTTCCCTTTAAATTTGGAATTGGGATCAGCAACGTGCATCAACTCCGGATGATCTTCAGCCTTTACAGGCTCCCAACCTTCACGGAATTTTGCTGCGGTATTCGATGGGTCTGCATTACCCATAATCGAAGTCCGGATGTATCTGAAGACCCATCCCGGTTGCGGCTTCGGACTAGGAAGCGTCTGCGGGGGAGTCCACGATTGTTTACGCTGCGAAGCCGTGCGGCTTTCTACTTCACGGTCGAGTCTGTTATCAGCCATTGTTCGTCTCCAGTTTCATAAGTTCTTTTGCGTACTGTTCATTGCTCAAGCCAAGTTTTTTGGCGATTGCAACTTGAGTCGGTGTCAGGCGGACCTGACGAGGCGCGGTTGACCGCGTAGCTGGAGCCACAACATTAGCTGTCTTGGCGCGAGTGGGCTTTTCAGCCTCCCTCGTTTGAGTCGGCTCTTCCCCGTCGTCAAAGGCTTCAGGGAATCGCTTCTTCATTACATTATCGACCTGCCTGTAGTAGTCATCGCTGCGAGGATCTACACCAGACCGGACTAGCTTTTGATGCAGGCCGAGCGCGAGGGCAGTCATCTCCTCGTCCACACCGAACCAAGTGTTTTTCTGCTTCCACGCTTCGGCCTTTTGGTCGATAACTGGAGCAGGCTGCGCTTGCGGTGTCGTTACCTGTTGAGTTGGTTGTACACCTGATTCTTGACTTTGTAAAGTAGGTTGGAATCTGGCGTACTGCTGAATCTTTAACTTAGCATCCGTCAGCAACTCCTGAGCCGTTGTAATTTGCTCAGCATCACCTGATTCATAAGCAGACCTTAGTTTATCTTTAGCTACTGCCAACTCGTTGTTAGCAGCCTTAGTGACCTCCTGAATGTAAGCTTTTTCACCTACACCAAGACGCTGTTTCAAGCGTTGATTTTCTTCAAATTGAGTCTGAGCGAAACGGACGGCTTCTTCTTTTTCACGAGCCGCACGCTCCTTTTCACGACGCTCGTCGTGCCAGACTTTTTTCATCTGGGAGAGGCGCTTCCTGACCTTGTCGGAATACTCCTCAAGGTCATCGTTATCAAGCTCGTCCACTACCTCCTTGGGCAGCGGCTTACGACCCCGATCCTCTGGCGGGGTATCGTCTTCAATTTCGATCTTAATATCATCTTCCGGAGGATTCGTAGCCTTTGCTTCGGCTTCCTTTTCATCCGGAAATTTAAATTCGTCACGATCTGCCATAAATCACTCCTTATGCGCGACGGATACCACGGGGGTCATCGACCACCGCTTCCACGTTGTCGTCATTAATGATGCGGAACTCCCGGCCATGAATGACCACGCGGGTGCCCGTGTACGGACGGGTCAGGACGAAATCGCCTTCCTTGCACCACGGCCCGGTGGGGAACCGGTCCTTGTCTGCATAGCAAAGGTCGCCCATCTTAATAACAAACAACACAACAGTTGTCTGTTCTTCGACTCGTTTGGTGTCTTCAGCCTTGATCAGGCCACCCTCGTACTCCTCCTCCACGTGCGGCACAGCGCACAGGATTCGGTAGCCCTTTGGGTCCGGCAGGAGCTTGGCCTTGTTGGCCTCCTCCTGAGTCTTTTCTACGTCGATGTTACTCACTCTTCCTCCATCCTTTTTGCAAGGTCTTTGATATAGCCGAGTGCGAGGTCGAGACCCTGTAACGCCCCGCAAAGTCTTTTGTATTCGCCCTCATCCAACTTGCCTTGGATCAGGTTTTCTACGATCAATGTGCGCTCGTCCTTGAACTTTGATTCAAGGTATTCCAGAGCGTTTGAGTAGGACATTGGTTACTCCTTTTTCTTTGGCTGCGCCTGTTGGCGTTGCTGCGTCTGCATCCGACGTTCCTGCGAGGCTTCTTTAGCCTTGCCAATCTCGATACCCATGCGCACGCCCTCTGCCTGCTGCTTGGCTGACAGACTCGTACGATGTTTCTGCAAGTCGCTTTGCAATCGAGCGGCCTCAAGTTGCTGGCGTCCTTGGATTTCACTCTTCTTGAGATCAAGTTCATCTGCCTTGGCAGCAGCTTCAATCTGCATCTCCTGCTGCTTGCGCTGCAGTTCGGCCTGTTTGATCTGCGAGTCAACCTGAAGCTGTTGAGCCTTGAGTTGCAGTTCCTGTTGACGAAGTTGAAGCTCCATCTGCTGCATTTGAATGACGGGATCTTGCTGCTGCTGAGCAATCTGCTGAGCCTGCGCTTCGGCCACATCCTTCTGCAGGAGCTTGGCAGCGGCCTGTGCCGCAAGGCGCGACACTTCCAACTCCACAGCCTCGGGCAAGAAGCCCTCGTCCTTCTCCTCGTCCGGCATCGGGGGCAGCGTTGCACCCAACTGCTTTTCGATTTCTTTGCGATACTGGAACGCCACGTGCTCCATGATGTGAGCAGCGGCTGCAGCCATAATTTCCTGCGCTTTTGGGTTTTGGCCCACAACCATCCGCATCTTCGGATCTTGCATGGCCATCATGTGAACCTGCAGATGCGCTTCGTGATCTTGGTAGTAAAACGCTTTGACCGGCTTGGAGTTCAGGATGTCCATGTTCTCCGTCACAGGATCGACGGGCTTCATGTCGTCCTTGTTTGGCACGATCTTGTTGGCGTTCTTAATGCCAAGCGTCTCGATCATCTGCCGGTGCAGGTACGGCATGTCATAGATATCAGGTGCCTGCTGAGCAAGCTGCAGCACGGCTTGGTACTGCACGATCTTCTGCGACATCGTTGCCGCGTTTGGATCGCTTACCGGAATGACATCGACATCATCGTAGTCGGCTTTCTTGGCCTTACGATTGCCAACCTCCGGCTCGTAGCTATACTCGTCCGGCGTGTTGTCTCGGATGATGGCCGCAAGGAGTTTGAACTCCTGCTTCATCGTGTAGTAAATGCGGGCTTGCACCGCCGACATCACCTTCAGCACACGCTCCAAAATGGCGAGCGTGGTGCCCACCGGATTC